TGAGCGTCAGCCGCCATCCCTCTTGAGCGGAATCTTATACCGAAACTAATAGAGATGTTGTCGTATGTTCCATCACTATGCATCAATGTGCCGTGTCTACCTTTTATGTAAACCTGTTCGGCTCTCATCTCAGCAGTTTCAATTTTAGGTTTTCCCATCATGTAGACGTCGTAATCTAGAAGGGAGTTCTTTGTCATATAATCAAAGTTAGGCTGTACAGCTTGTTCGCCTTTGCTTATTGCATCGCTATGTTGATAAACCAAATTAGCTTCCCCTTTCTTGGAAGCACCTTCCAGAGTTAAATACTGAAAGGTGTCCTATTTCTTTTTTCAAATTGTGAGTTTCTCGGTTGAGTATACTTTGCAGTTGCTCTTGCATAGGTGTTTCCATCAATCTGTAAAGGAACATCTACAGTGACATAAATCGGATTACTTTGTTGCATTCCTGCCATAGCAATTCCTTGTCCTGCATGTCTTGCTCCTGCGTTTAGCTGTGAAGACATTGAACGAGAAGCTCCAAGAGCGCTTCCTAGTCCAGAATTAACAGCTCCCATAGTTCCCGCAATAGCTTCTTGTAAGCCACCTCCTGCGAAGAACTGTAAAGGTAATCTATTAAACTTTCCTCGTGACTCGTCTAAGATGTCGAACCCGAAAGGAGAGCGTGGCATGGTTTCCCCGATAGAATTGTTTTCAGGGTCAATCATATACCGTCCGCTTCCACCACCAAACCAATTCATAGGATTAAGCTTTGATCCTATCTCTGACATAGTACCCCAGAGGGATGAAGACATTGCGGTGATACCTCTGATTAGTGACTTGATAAGGCTTGTCCCGATGTCATACCAATCAAGGTCTTTCAACCACTTGACAGCATCGTCGAAAGCATCTTTAATCTTACCGGGTACTTTCTTTACCCACTCCCAGATTGCATCCGGTAACCCTTTAATGTTATTAGTAGCAAATGAGACAACATCATCTGCCCACTTTCCAACATCTTTGACCTGTCTTTTTGCCCAATCAAGGAAACCATCTGCAAGTTTGGTGAATATCTTTTTGAGTCCTCCAATGAGTCCCTTACCTACAGTTGCGTCTATAAAGCCGATAATAGCTTTCCAAATACCTTCGAAGATATTTTTTACACCTTCCCAGACTTTCTCCCAGTCACCGTTGATGAGTCCACCGACTACTTGGATTACCCCCATGATAATCTTCATAGCTCCTTCAATCATGAGCTTGATACCTTCCCAGATAGGAATCACTATGAACTTGATAGCTGTCCATAAGACATTCCAGACGGCTTCTATTTCCTTTCCGTTCTCATCTATAAATTTCTTTACAGTTTTCAATTGCTCGTTAAACCATGCTAAGTTTGTTTCCCATATAGGTTTAATAATGTCCCACATCTCAGCCATGAAATCTTTAACTTTAGAGAGAGCATATTGGAAATTCTCAAATGAAGCGTTTGCCTGCTTCTGGTCTTCACCTACTTTGACAAGTGTCTGCCCAAGTAGTGCCGCTTCTTTAGCCGCTTCTTGTTGTTTAATCTTGTATTGGTCTTGACTCATCCCACCCTTAGCATATTCAGCATCTAATGCTTTCATTTTCTGCTCAAGGATTCCGGTCTCTGTAGTATTAGCGGCAAGTTGCTTTCTAGCTTCTTCTAATCCTGCTCGGTACTCATCATCGTTAATCTTCCCTTTCTGTTTCTGTTGAAGTAATAATGCTTCTTGTTGAGCAAACTTTTGTTGCTCCGTTTGCAATAGCTTTGTAGCTTCAACTACATTACCGAGAGGGTCAATAGATTCTGACATCTTAGTTATCCAAGCACCAAACCCGTTAGTTGAGTTTGTGAGCATAAGCTCCAATTTTGAAAAACCGATAAGTCCTAAATTCTCAAGAGCTGATTGCGTATTAGCAACCGCACCAGATAAGTTGTTGGACATTACTTTCGCCATTGCTTCAGCAGAGCCTTCAGACTTATCTAGCATCCCTTTAAATTTATCGAATTCGCCTACTCCATTTTTCAAGACCATTATCCAACCTGCATAAGCTTCTTCACCGAAGATTGCCTTTGCCGCTGCTATCTGTTGGGAGTTTGATAGTGCATTAAACTTAGGAGATAGTTCATCAATGATAGTACGGATATTTTTCATAGAGCCGTCTGCGTTGGTTGTCTCTTGACCTAAGTCCGCTAAAGCATTCGCCGCCGCCTTCGGAGGTTTAGCTAGTCGAGATAAACCTGCACGAAGCGCAGTACCCGCCATAGATGCTTTAATCCCACCGTTAGCAAACTCCATTGCTAATACTGTAGTCTCCTCGATATTCATACCGAAGGTATCAGCAATAGGAGCAGCATACTTCATAGTTTCCCCAAGCTGTTCAACGTTTAAGTTTGCCGCTGCTGATCCTTTTGCGAACACGTCAGCCGCTCTTCCTGCTTCATCAGCTTTCATTCCAAAGGGGGTCATACTGTCGGTTACTATATCAGCCGCCCTTGCAAGGTCTAGATTTCCCGCTGTAGCTAGATTCAGTAAAGGCTTAGAACCTGCAATCATCTCGTTAGCACTCCAACCCGCCGTTGCCATATATTCATAAGCTTCAGCCACGTTAGTTGCACTCCATACAGTAGAAGCACCTAGCTCTCGAGCATTAGCTCCAAGCTCCGCCATCTGTAGAGATGTGGAATCCGAGATAGCTTCTACGGTTGACATCTGCTTAGTATATTCCATACCTGTTTTGACGACACCTTCGAAAGCCTTCTTTACAGTATTAATACCTCCGACGACTGCCCCAATGCCAGCCATTGCCTTAATAGCTGATGAAAAAGCATTTCCCATATTAGTAGCACCGTCTCCGGCTTCTCTTGTTGCTCTATTTGTTGAGTTAAGCTGAGTGATAATATTACGAATACCCGCTTGAAACCTCTGGTCATTGAGGACGACGTCAACGGAAATAGTTTCATTGTTACCTGCCATGTATTATTTCTCCTTTCCTCAATATTTAGAGTTGTCAAGATTAGCGAGTTTCTTGTGATACTCCTTGACAGCTTTGTATACAGTTATTTCTACAAAGTCAATAATGTCTGTATTATCTATTTCATTAAGAGTCCAACCTTGCTCGAGCCTACTTTGATAAAAGTCCATAATGAAATCATTTGAGGGACTGTCATCAATGCCCCACTCTTCAGGTACTCGTGTGTCTTCACCTTTGGAAGATTGGACTCCTGTTAGTTTTTTAATGGTTGCATTTTAGCTTGCATACGCTTAGAAGGTGCAGATAAAGCTTCTAACAATACAGTTGTAAATTCCTCTACGTCAACACCATTCCAGAAATCTTCAGCGGTGAATTGCTGTTCAAATAAATCGTTTGCGATAAAGTTTACAGCCGCTTCCATTGTTTCGTCTGAGAAGTCTTTGTCCAATGCTTGGCTGTAAGCTAAAGATTGCTTGAAGCGTAATGCAGACATGCGTCCATTATTTTTAAAAGTTTTATATTCACCGTCTAAGAATAATTTAATTTCCATTTGTATTTCTCCTTTAAGTTTGATTTGAAAATAGTTGCCCCTCCGTAGAGGGGATACATTTTAGTTTAAGGTGTAGGTGATGCAGTCAAGCTTGGTTCAATTACTTTAGCAAAGAAGGCTGTCTTCCAAGGGTCAGTATCTTTATCAGGGTTATCAATCTGGAATTCATAAATGCTATCTTTTAAGCGAGGCATAAAGTTGACTTCAAATTCTGCTGATTGGAAATCAATCTTATCTTCCTTAGTAGTTGTTTCTTCTTTAGGAAGTGAGAAGCGTCCACGGTATAAAACTTTGTAGCGGTATGAACCATCAGCTTTCATTCGACGATAAAGCACGGCTCCAAGAGGTGCAACGTCCTCAGCTGATTTGATAAGTTTTCCTTCTTGTTGTTTATGCCCTAAAATTAAAGCCTCGTTCTCTCCTGAGATACCTGTGAACTTTACAGTCCCCTTGATAGAACCCATTGCCGATGCTGTCTCGATAGCACGGTTGTCTCCGTATTGTGAAGCTGAGTCTGTTTCAGGCTCAATAGATAGCTCTTGCACTGGTGCAATATACACTGGTGTGTCATAAGTCTCTAATTGCTCATCAAGCATTTTAGCAAAATAAAACTTGTCGATACCGATAATAGTAGTTGACATGTAATAATCATCCTTTTCTGTTTATTTATTTCTAAGATATCTCGCTGAGGTAAGTCGTGAAGCTCATGTGGTTGATACCGTCAACAATGTTGAACCTTCCGTCTTTGATGATTTTCTCTACATTGCCTAGCTTGATAGACTTGATTTCTGCAAAGCGGTTATTCACCCAGTTATCACTTTCGGGAGATACAACTGCAATGTCGGTGATAAGCGTTCTACGTTGAACATCTACGGATGCCCTTTGGAGATACGCTTGTTTGATAACTACAATGACAGACTTTCGAGGTAGTCTCTCCCTTACTTGTCCTACAAAAATCTCATAGTCGGGAAACACTCTAAGGAGTTCAGCCACTAAGGAGTCTTCATAAGATTGCATCACATCAGAGGTAACGAAATTCATATCGGCACTCATCCTAGTAACCTCCTCATAAATAGTTCAACTTCACTGTCAACGGCATTATCTACCTTGATAGCACTTTGACCCATATAGAAAGCTCCGGGGATGAAACCTCTTCCGTAGACAGGGTGTCCGTATTCCACGTATGGGGCATAGACTACATTCGTACCATATCCACCTCTAATGGTTCCGGGAGACTTTGTGATTGACTTTAATTGTATTGAGCTTCTAAGATTACCAGTATCCACAGGGACATTTCTTTTTGCTTCAGCGACACCTATGACAGATAAACGCTTCACAAGTTGCTCACCCTCTGAGGGGAACTTCTGTTGTATTCTGTTGAGCCTTCCCAAGAGAGAAGAATAATTGATTGAAATACTCATAGGCTTTTATCCTCGTCAGCTAAATCTTCATGGCGACAAATTACCTCTTGATGAGATTGATATCTCGAAGGCATGCCTGCTACACATCTAAGTGTTCTCCCATAAGATGTAACATATATGGTATCTCCTTTTGTGATATCTTGAGAGAGTCCAACGTAAAGTTGATAGTCACCTGTTACAGGCTGTACACTTCTTCGTCCGTCAAACTCTTCAGACCGGAATACGTAAACACCACAGGGAATATCTTTAGCGATTTCTTTGTAAACCATCTTAGTTGATCCGTTGGGTTGCTTCTCTTTAACGCTTCTCCATACAGCACAAGTGGAATCAAATGTTTTCTCAATAGAGGTAATCATATAGTTCTCAACCTCCGATACTTATTGAGATACTTGATGTAATCACTTGTAAAGAGTGTCCCTCTTGGAGTATTAGCTTCAGAGCCTTTTGTTTCATACTCTTCCATGAATCCACCACGTTGAACTTTCTTGACAACTCCTTGAGGTTTATCATTCTTAAGATTGTTAAAGTAGTCTGGAAGTTGACGGGCAACCAATTCAGCGGTAACGAAGTAGAGGGGCTTCGGAAGCTCAAGTCTATTCATGTAAACTAAAGCTTTATAGATTGTAGACTCGATAGATGCATCAACAATAGGAGCTTGCGAAGGTTCATATGAGACTAGAATATTTACAAGTTTACGTATCTCAGTGGTTACTTCATCAAGATACCATTGTTCGACATCTGCATACTCATCAGTTATATATCCTCGCATGTTTCCACTCCTTTCATTTAATAAGATAAGGGCAACCTTACGGCTACCCTATTCAGTTGTACTTTCTGCTTCAGCTTTCTTCTTAGCGATGGTGTATGCTCTCTTCTCAGAAGGTGTCATGTCCTCGTAAGCTTTAGGCTCTTCAGTTATTACTTCGGTTGTTACTTCAGGTGCAAGCATTCTAGACATCATCATCACCGGAGAAGATTGTTCCTCTTCAGCCGGAAGGTCTCCGCCCTCCGGAGGCTTAGGGTGCAACTGGTACGTTTAACACTACCGCACGTAACTTAGTAGCATCACGAACGTAAGACACGAAGTGAACGTCAGCACCTACGACACTTGAACGTGATTTCATTAAGCGCTCTTGTTCAACATGTACTTGACGCTTAAGAGCGATTCCCAATCCACCTGCTCGTACTAAGTAAGCTTCTGTTTCTGCTAAACGGTTTGTAACTACAATGTTTAATCCCATTACGTGACCTACATGTCCAGACATGAAAGCTTGTCCTTGAACAACTGCAACGAATTCCTTCATAGCTAAAATCTTACCGTAGTCCTTAGGAGAGATTAATAAAACAGTATCTTCGATATCTTCACCGAAAGCAACACGTAATAGTGCAAGACCTGCTTGAGTGATTTCAACTGTGTCAGTAGGAATCTTAACAGGGTCAGTTGCGCCACCTGCTGATGCTTTAGATTCACGTAAACGTGCAAGCACATCTTTGTCAATTGTTTGAGCGATAGATTTAGCTAGTTGGCTGTCAATCTCGTTAGATACAGCACCGTTAGTACCCAGTAAAGCTTCGTCAGTGATTTGGATGTCTTTAGCAATCTTTTTAACTACGAAAGATTTTGAAGCCGCTTTGATTTCTTCACGTAACACGTCAGCACCTTCATCGTAGAAAGCAGCATCTCCAATGTATTCCCATGTAGGGTAAGATACAGACATACCTGCTGATGCCACTAGTTGAGTATTGACATCTGCTAATGGTGTAAATTTAATTAAGTCGATAAGTTTAGCTTCAATAGAGTCGGCTACGACTTGAGGGATAATTGCTTTCACATCTTGTGTATCTGTAGAGCCAGTAATGCCTGTCCCGTTTACATCCCAAAAACCAGTCGCTGAAGGTTTAATTTTGATTGCCATGTATTAATCATCCTTTTCTGTTTAGATTTATTACCGCCCTTGGAGTCTCACCAAAGGCGGCTTGTTAGCTTACCCTTGAGCTTTCATTCTCTCATAAGTAGCACGGTCATGTGTATACAAGTAGTTTCTTTCTTGATTGCTTAACTCTTTAAAGCTCTTTGAAGGTGTCGCAGGAGCTTGCTTGTCTTGAAAGTCCGGCATTGCACCACGAGGAGAATGTCCCATAAGCTTCTCAGCTTCTACCTGTAAAGCTGCTTTCCAGATTGTATCTAGACTGTTAATGCCCATCAGAGTTTCCTCGGCGTTCTTACCTACGAAGCGTGAAGCTAATTCAGTTGGGATTCCTTTTTGGTTAGCTAACTGGAAGGCATAAGCATTTTGCTCTGCAAAGATTGCTTTCTCTTGTTGAGCTTGGAACTGTAACTCTAACTCCTTGATACGTTTTTGCTCTGGAGTATCTGAGGGGTTTGCTGATAAGATAGCCTCTTGGCGAACCTTATCTAAGTTGTTATTTTTCCAAGCATTGATTGCTTGTGAAGCAAATGAATCCTTGATAGGTTGGATCACTTTCTTACCGTCTTCTGTTTCGATAAATGCAGTGAATGCCTCTGGAGTTAAAAGAGTAGACTGTAAAGATTTGCGAACCTCTTCATTGTTTTGAACTAATTCTTGTACCTGCTCTAAAGTTACTTGTACTTCTGTCATTTGTTTTCTCCTTTCGAAGTCCTCTAAGAGTCCTTCCAAGTAGTTTTTTTGTTTTCCTTGAAAGTTTTTACATTCCGTCAAGAAGCGGAACTAATGTGCATCTACAATGTGGATGCAATGGAAGTGAAGGCTCATCTCCAAGACGGTATTTCTTACCGTGCAATGCCGCACACCGTGAACAAGTCCTCTTCTCAAGTGTAGCAAGCCATTCGACTTTTTGGACGCCGTAGTCCTTGAATGAACGTTTTGCGCCCTCATTAGATACCCTTGATACTTCAGTCCTTGCTATTCGGTTAGCTTCATAGTCAGTAAAAGCAACCGCCGCCTGTAAAGCTTTCGTATATTGAGGGATTCCCCAACCTTTGGAGAGTCCCTCTTCTAAGACTTTGTTGAGCTTGTTCCCTAGTCGTATAGACGACTTGAAGACTGAGCTTTGAAAGTCATAGGCACTATATTGAAAACCTGATAAGAATTCTATTGCGAAAGTAGGAAGCTGAGTGAAGCCCCCTAAGATTAGAATCTTATTCATTTCCTCATATGAGTAGTTGGCGTATTGTGCCATCTTCTCAGGTAAAGCATTTGTAAGTTCGATTCCTATCTCTTGTGTTCTCTGTTGAGCTTGGAATGCTAGGGAGGAGAATCTTGCTCTCAATTGCTCTATTGAGATTTTACCTTTTGAGAATTCTTTCTCTAATGATTTAAACTCGGAGATAAGAATATCATTGATGTTGTCATATGAAGCTTTAGCTTTTAAGAGCCATTCTTCCAAGTTGTCATCTATCGAGGTATGAACTTTGAGTGACTCATCAATGAGCCATTGTTGCTTCTTGGATAACATTGATAGTCAACTCCTTGTAGTGATTTTACTTTGTAGGTGGTGGGGTCTTTTCAGTTGGCTTTGGAGGTTGTGCAACTTCTTTACCTTGAGGCGGCTGTAAAGGATTAGCTTTGAAAGGATTGGCACCTGCTTCAGCAGACATTTTCTCTTCAGCTTCTTTCTCAATTTGTTTAACCTCTTCAGCTTCTACGTAGCGAACCATTGGGAACATTGTACGGAGAGTCTTGTATGAGAATAAACCTTCTGGAGCTTTAGAAACCATTTCAGCAATCTCAACTAAGTTTGTAGGAATGTTTCGTGTGAATACGAAAGTGACAAAGTCGTCTGTTTTATCGAGGGAAACTTTATCGAGGAAGTTGAAGATAATTTCATATCGTTTACGGAGGGACTTTTCAAACTTTCTTTCTTTGGCAGATGTCTTGTCTTCCAAGTCTTTGATCTTCATCCGAATAGCTACACCAGATAAGTTAGTAGCAAATTGCTCATCATGTAGGTTTGGAACTTGAGCGAACTTGTGAATATCTTGAGTTAGTCTATTTTTGATATTCTCTAGATGTCTGTCATTAGTATTCTTCTGAAGGAATTCAGCTTTGCCGTCACCATCAATAAGCATAACTCGATTGGCTTTCATTCGAGCGATATCTTCAGAGTCAGTTCCTGTCATATTAGTAAGAACCATATAGCTATCTGCCCAGTATTCAACATCGTTGATTGTATCCGATATGGCAACATTGTAAGAGTCAATTAAAGGGATTACTTTCTCGAAGGAAGAGGCTCTGTCTTCATTGTTTAAATACTCAATAACTGGAAGATACCCAACTCCGTGAGCTTCATCTACTCCGGGTCCGATATCTGCCTCACTAGCTCCATTAAGAGTAAATGAAAACTTAGTAGCAGTTACTTCATCGTAAAGAGTAACACTGAAATGTTTTATCTTTGTAGCTTCATCTACACGCTCACTCCAGACAACAGCCGCAATAGGTTTTTCATCTATCTCCATAGAGTGGAAGACAATACAATTGAGGGGACTTAATGGGATAAATCGTGGGAGGGGTTTTCCTTGTACTTTCTCTCTCCAGTGGAACTCATAAGCATGTCCATACAAGTTAGACAGTCTATCAAGCTCAGAGTTAACGTCATCGACATCATTAAAGTAGTGAATACGTTTGAGGTCTTTCTCTCTGTCCTTGTTGTCAAATAAGACCTGTATAGGTTCGCCTGTAAAGTAAGAAGTAGCCGTGTTTACAATTACTTCTGCAAAGGGATGTCCGATACGGTTATTTGGCTTTGTGTCATCATCAAAGACTCTTGTGTTTATCTTTGTAATATTACGGTGGTACTTCTCTAGAGTTTTATACTCTTCTTGGCGAGGAGCATGTGAGACAATTTGAGATACGACTTCTCTCAAGCTTTTCTTATCTGCTAAGTAATACTTTCGAGGGGATGTAAACACTACAGGGGCGTAATAATTGTAACGGTAATCTTGTAAGTCGATAGCCAAGTTGATTTCTCCTTTCTTCTAATTTTATATACCAAACCCTAATGCGCCTTTCTCCATAGTATTCATACGGTTAGAAGGCATTTCTGGTTCAATGGCATAACGTAAAGCATCTATAAGATGATTGTATGAGTCAATCGGCTTATTAAGATACTCATTAGTTTTCTTATCTTTTTGATACTCATAGTTTTCTAGTTCTTCTATCATGTTTACACATCGAGGGTGAACGATAAGCTTGTACCCTTGGAGGAAGTTCAACCCCCAAAGCACACTATCATTTCCCTTCCGTGCAGGTTTAATCTTTCTAACTCCGTATCGTTTGAGTTCTTCAATACTTTTAGGCTCAGAACTATCTGCAATGATTTCCTGCTTGACATACCCACGGAGCTGTAACTCTTCGAATATCTCAACGTTTGTCATAGCTTTCCGATACATCTCATCAAAGATATAGATTGTTTTAGTTGCTCTATCTACGAAGGTACAAACCAAAGTAGACGGGTCAGCGGAGAATCCAAAGTCCATTCCAAAACGTGAGACGAATCCTTTCTTCATGAGATCAAAATGGTTGAACTCTTGAGTTTCCCAATTATTAAAGACTAGCTTACCGAGTGATGCAAATACTCCGAGGGCATAAATCTTATAGTAGGTAGGATTTGAGCGCATCATATCTTCAAGGGAGTTTATAAAGGAGCTAGTAAGGAATTTATTGTCCTTATAAGTAGTGTGAATAATAGTAGTATCAACAAGCTCGGGGTTACCTTCAAAGAAACGCTTGTATATCCAGTTGGTTTTGGATACTGGATTAAACATCATTACTATCTGATTATTTGGTTTACGAGAACGTAACCGAAGATTCAACTGAGAGAAGTCATCGAGAGTTAACTCGGTAGCTTCTTCTATCATGATGTCATCAATACCTGAAATAGATTTAATCTTTTCAGAATCATCCATTGCTTTGAAAATAAATTGTGATCCATTTGGGAGTGTAATTGTGAAGTTTGACTCTGATACTTTACAGAGGTCGAGGATGTTAAAGCTTGAGAGGGTGTTTTTCAATTCAGCAAAAACAGATTCTCGAATAGTCGCCCCTACTTTACGGACAACCAAACACTTTCGGGGTACAGGGCTTTTAAGGTAAAGAATAACCTGTCGTTGAAATGCAAATACAGATTTTCCACTTCCAGCCCCTCCGTAGAAGAGAAGTAAGCGATTGGTATTGTTCAGAGTAGGGAGATAAACTTCATTGAAGAATCTCTTTTTGAAGACAATCTTTAGAGGTTCTGGCATTGCATCTCTCCTTTCTCGAAACTAGAAAGGTGTTTGCCTTGAGAGGGGACACAAGGTCTTCGGAGGGAGGGGGGGATAAACCTTTCTAGTTCCCAAAAAGGGAGGCGGAGGAGGTAAATCATATTGACAAAAAGACTCTTGAGGAGGGGACTCGTATATCCCTTTAAGGGTTCTCTCAATGTATATAGTGTCTGCTCGCTCGTATCGATACATCAGCCAGTTTTTAATTTATTGAGAACCCTTAAAGGAATCCACGAAAGTGGAGACCTCAGGAGGAAGGATTACTTGAGGTTGATTATCCCTAAAAGGGTTAAGTCCTCTCTTTCATCTGTATACATGATAGCACAACTCGTATATATAAGTCAAGCCTTTTGAGTAAAAAAAAATAAATTTATTTTACTGCTCGCTTACAACCTCAATAGTTTCGTCATCTTCTTCGTCGCTCTCAATGTCAACAATGATGACTTGCTCTTTCTTCTCAATTTGCTTTTCGATCAACATGCCGTATGATTTCATAAGAAGCTCCATTGCTTTCAAGACATCTTTGTTGTCGACCTTTTTGTCAATCTTGTCCCCTCGAGGAGTAATGTGTTCATCATAAGCATCCTCTCTAATGATGCTAGTAAGCCTCTGGAGGACTTCTTGCCCGTCAGCAATCATCTTATCCCTGTCGCCTGCTCCAAGCCACGCGCGGTACGCTCTAGAGGTCTCTGTGCGAGCAATACGGTAAAGTGATCCTTTGGCGTATCCATACTTGAGTCTTATCTTTTCGTAGTCCATTCCTGAAGCTAGTAATTCCCTGTTGAGTACTTTGTGTTTGTCTGACATCTTAGTTAAATCTACGCCGTTAAACTCATCAGGGTCAGCAGGAAACTTTGCCCTCACTTCGTGCTTTGATATTGCCATTATGCTCATCCCTTTCTTTAAAGTCTTCTTCATAGTCTATTAACATATCGATTAAATCATGTAAGTCACAGTCTGTTAAGTTTTCCGCTCTTCGTATCTCTTGAGAGAGCTTGTACAACTGTACGCTTAACTCTATTTGTAATTTACTCATATGTGATTACTCCCGTCAGTATGGTTTCGTGCTTGGATGACAAACTGTCGAGCTTGTCTTTCTGTTACTCCTTCACCAATGAGATACGCATAAGCTCCGTATTCTCCAAAGTCACTAATAAGTTTCTGTACTTCTGAGATGTATTTGTTAAACTCCGTAGTTGTCTTAAATATCATATCCGTCTTCCTCCTCTATTAAGATTCTCTTATAGTATAACATAGACGGCTATTAAAGTATATATCTTATATAGATTTAAATATATTGTCATGTTCTTTAGAACATGACGTGAGTATCTTTGATACTCACTATCTTTAAGTTATTATCTTTTAAGTTATTAAAACCTATAAAGATTAAAGAACTTAAAAGATATACTCTTATGCTATCATACAAAAAAGCAAAAGTCAACACTTTTTGGCAAATTTCTTAAAAGTGTCATAAAATTGTGCGTTTGTGTTCTATTTTATACGAACACTATAAAGTTTTACTTGACATAACAAAACTAAAGTGCATAGCTTTTTAGCCATACACTTTTGAGGGTTCATCATAATATTTTTATCACTAATAGTTTTAATCTTCATCTTTCTCAGCACATTCTTCAGAGCAATAAACATATCCATTCTTTCTCCAGTATAACCACGCTGAGATTAAACAATAACATTTAGCACATCTTTCATTTTGCATGTCATCCACTCCCTTTGTTGTTGTATACTTTATTGCTTCGCTGTATACTTTATTCTATGTAGGATACTTTCGGGATATGACCAAAACTTTATCCTTCTTTATGTAGATCACAAAACTCTTCGTAGCTCATACCTGAACCCTCTTTAGTGTATTCCGTGAGGACTTTATCCACCCTTTCCTTGTATATCTCGCTGAGTTTATTTCCCTTCTTGTCCACTTTGCGGTAATGAATAATGATATCATCCACAGTTCTAAATATAGCTATACGGTCATTATCGTTGCTCCATATTCCATTATACTTCATATCTGTACCTCCTAGATGTAATACGTTTAGTATGCCCAGCTTACAAGTTATTTATAAACTCATCTGCATCTGGTGTGATAATTTCTACCTTCGGAGTGTTATCTACCTTTGGAGTTTTATCCATTTCGTAAATATCTAATAAGTTTGAAGCTCCTAGCAACATTGCGGCTACTCCTATGCTGATTCCAATTGCGGATAATGATTTCTTTGTAGTGTTTTTCATTTTAATTTCCTCCTAAGTGTTTTCCTTTGATGCCTCTAATTTAACACAGCTAAAAAGAGACGTCAACATTTTTTAAAATTTTTTTCTAAAGTGAGTATACTTTTTGGACAACCTGCGTAAGATATTACCAAGCAAGCAAAAAAGGCGACTAGCCGCAAGGAGGAATTCAAATGGCAAGAGTAAGAAGAGAAGGCGTAACTAGAAAGATGAGCGAATCCAATAAGGTGCAAAAACTTAAAAAATCTAAAAAGTATGCATACGGCAAAGAGTACAATACTTTAGAGGGTAGAATCAAAATAGTTAACCGCTATTTAGAAAACGGTGAGATTATGATTTCTTATCTGAATATGGAAACTGAGGAAATTGTCATCAAAGCAGAACTAGATGTAAACGCTATGTTGTACGCATATACTCGTGAGCTTGCTCAGAAGGTGCATGAGAACGCTGAGATTGCCGTGTCTGATGAGATAGAAGTACCTGAAGTCAATTACCCTCCTAGGGCTATAGAATCACTCACAGCCGAGATAAAAGCCTTAAAAAAGGAGGTAGAGGATTTGAAGGATAATATAATTACCTTAAAAGATGATAAGAAAACCATTCAAAGTATCGTTGATGAGAAGCAAGAGATAATCGAGAAGCAATTTGAACTTATAGGAACTTTAATGGGGACACAAAAAAGAGGGTAGCTTTTCAGCTCCCTCTTTACTTCTTACACATCTCAGATATTTTACCACATATAAATCCTAAAGCCCACATCAAAGGTAATAACAACAGGAAAAATATACTCATTCAAATAACCCCATCTGAGCTTGTACATTCGAGTCGGTCATAAACTCCCATGTATTTCTATTCTTGATGGAGGAGATCACTCCTCTGCTTACTCCATACATTTTAGCAATATCCTCTTGATTAATATCAGTTGCCCATGCTAAATAATAAATAGATTGTACCTCAATAGGTTTCAACTTGACGTTACCTAGTCCGTGCATTTGAGCATGACGCATATTCTCTTCACGAGTCATGAAAGATAAATTCCACACTGAGCAGTTGTTTTTATTGCCGTCATTGTGATTTACTTCGGGTTTCCCTTCAGGGTTGTCTAAAAAGTGGGTAGCTACTAATCTATGAAGGTAATGAGTATTGAAGTCCCCGGTGTGAGGGTCTTTGAGGCGCAATTTCAAGTATCCACTATAAGGATGCTCTACAGGTTTTAAAATTTTATTGGAATGAGCAGACCAAACCTTACCGGCGGTAGATACTTTGTACCAACCATTGTAGCCGTCTACGTCTGTCCACTTTTCAAACTTATTACGGGTAAAACTTCTAGGATTAAACGGCTTCTTTGTAGCAACCACGTAGTCAACAGACTCACGGGCTTTGGCAACCTTTTCATTTCGTTCTTCTTCTACGATCAACATCTCTGCGGTAATACGTTCCATCTCTTCAGCTAGTGCAGTATTCCATGACGTCATTTTGTTTCCTCCTTAATAGTTGCTTGCAAGTACAGTAGCGAGGCAATTACCTCGTGAGATAGCATTATATATTTATTATAGTTTTGAAGGTGACACTTATATTGCAATCTGCAAGGGTCGGGCTCACCAACAGTTATAATCACATCGTTGTAATAAAGCATCGTCCCTTTATAGCCTCCAAACGGTTCGAATTTAAAGTTAATCATTTCAATAATTCCTCCTCTTTAGGTTTCATTCTCTACTTATTAGTATACAACAAAAACCCTTGCAAAGTCAATACTCACAAGGGTTTTGCTGTTATTTATTTTATCTTATGAGGTGGCATTTATTCACTGAATATCCTTCATAGTATAGACCTCCGAAGGTAATCCAACCTCCGAACATATACTCTTCAGCTTTTCTCGTCTAAATTCGCTCACAGTAAGCCATATCACCAAAGGAAAATACCCTAATTGTTTAGCCGCCAGCCCTCGATGATACATCTCAGCGTATTCTTTAGCTTTGACGGAGTTCTCTTTCATACTTTGGAGGTGATCCACTTCAAGTACTTTGTAGTATTCGCCTTCTCTATAAAGGGTATCACATACACGGCTACCCACGGAGTCACTTATTTTGACCTCATTACGCCAATACTTCGGAAGACCTGAGTAGATAAACCATTCGTTTCTCATGAGTGTATGCATCACGAATTGGCACTTTCTAAGCTTTCTTTTCGCTCCAGTGTATTCCCTTCCTAATCTATTCAAATAGTAAACTGTGGAGTATCCCTCTCTAAAAGTCTGTGTATATTGTGACAAGCTTGATAGAATTCTATTTGTATTTCTCGTTTGACCTAAGTTGTGTATGCTTGATAGTTGGTCTCTAGTCAGAAAGTCGAGTTTCTTCAATGATAAAAGTATTCCCTCTTGGCGGCTGTTCAATACCTGTAAAGTTTTCTTGTTCATCTGGCACACTCTCCTCTTTTAAGTTTTTGCTCACAAGTTCTCTTATGGTGTCGTAGCTTACAAGTGGAGTTTGAATGATTGTCTTATTCGTTCCTGCTTGAAGGATAGCCCTTCCTTTGATGTCTGGAAGCTTCTCCGCTCCCTCTTCGTCCAACACCACACGGCTGGCAACTCCGGATTGTACTCTAAAGCATATCTTACCATCTGAGTTTTGCTTACATTGACGGGGAATTATATCCCCTGTAGGGTACTGAGTAGCAAGAATCATTCGAAAGCCAAGACCTGCTCCAAGTCTAGCTATCTGGGACAAATACTTTTGACATTCAATCTTGAGAGCTTTCTCCTCTTTTGATACAGCTTCGGAGGGATTAAGCTCACCGACCTCATCTATAATGATGAAATGGCGTTCTTTTATGTGAGAATCTTGTATTTTACGGTGTCCTTTACTTCTAAGCTGTTCCTGAGTGGCTCTCATGAGTCTATACACTACATCAAGCGCTTCGACGGCTTCGAATGGCTCATAAGCTACTTTTACGGTTTGCTTTAAGTTTTCATACTCCGAAAGCTCAATACCTCCTTTAAGGTCAATCAATGTAAACTTTACAGAATCAGGCTTGCTTTCAAGTAAACTCGTAATAATTGTATGAATCATATTAGATTTCCCGTATCGAGTACCTCCTCCAATGATTAAATGAGGGATTTTCTCGAAGTTTATTCTCTTTGGAGAGAAATCTCGGTCGATACCTGCAATGAAGCTCCACTCTGAAGGGTTAGGTTCGTGGTGAACCTGAGCAGGAAACTCCTTGTCATACACCTTTAAAGTTATCCAACCATCAAAAGTAAGGGCAACCTCTTTGACAAGTCCATCCTCTAGAGCCTGCTTTTTAGATTCATAATCTCGGAAGGTCTTCCCTAGAGGAAAATTAAAAACGTATTCTGTTCCCCAATTGTGTTTTGTTTTTCTATTAAGTTGCAATCCGTTTTCCCCTTTTTCTCCGTTACCTCCTAAGATTATTTGTATCTTTTCATAGTCTGTAAGTTTCGTATTTTCATAGGCGGTTTTGACTATGAGGGAAGAGAGAAGAATAGAGGCGCACGCCACAGTAACTATCATATAGTATTTCTCCTTTCGAGCATACTTAAGGTTTGCTTATCCGTTATAAAGACATATGGTTTAAGCAACCTCTGGAGTATTCTCTTTAGTATTCCTATGGTGGTATCTTATCGAGTATATCTACATGGTATGCATGCGCTCGGGAGGTTATTACACTTTTTAGAAATTAGTACGAGGCAATCTTGGAAGGGGAACTGGAAGACCTGCGCCACACTGACGTGATGTCGCTGTCAGCTTTATCTGGTCTCTTATGTAGGTTGTCCGAAATGGTGATGATTTATACCTGCAAAGTGTGCCTATAAAGATGTACCATTAAAGTCGCGCGCAACTCTAAGTTTGGACTGCTCTAAGAGTAAATCACGGGAGCTTGTACACTCGGAAGAGGATGCTTGGAAGTATTGGAGCTTGTTGAGAGAGCGTCAGCGAAAGCTTGTTGCGGCTAAACACACGTAGGAAATTTTTACCTCGGAAGGGCTTTTCGCATGTAGGGATACTATATAAGCTGACTACCCTTCAAAATTTTTTTAAAATTTTAAAGCTACCCCCACCTATCCAAGCAAAAAAGAAAATTACTTTTTATTCAAATCCTATTCAGTTAACATAATGCATGTTATCGGAAGTTGAAAGCTAAGAAGGCAATGACATCAACGTTTGTAAGCATTAGAGACACAGAGGAGGGTGCATGGAGAGTACCATAAGCAGTAAGATGCTGTATTGTGGTACTAAGAGGTAAGAGCATAGAGGGTAATGAGTGCATAGTAGTGTATGGTATATACACTCGGGAGGGTAGTAGCTCGGTAGTAGTACTATATGTATGTAGTATATCTGGTGGGCATCGGTAGCTTTATAAGTTTACCTCTGTAGAAGTAACCTCACACAGTCCTCACCTATCCAGTCCACCTACACAATAGGGTAAAAAGCGTTAGCGCAAAACACCCTATTTAGTTCCACCTTAAAAGGGTGGCTTTAGTGTTGCTACTTCAAGTATCTGGCTAAAATGTTGTACCTTTAAAGGGGTACAAACTCGGTAGTATCCTGTACTTCTGAGAAATACCTTTATAGTTTATCCGTATCATACCAGTACAATACACAATATAGCTTTAAAACCGACAGATTTTCCCTCTACAAGCCAAAGAATCATCCGTAATATGTGTACATTTCCAATGAGAAAATAGCTTATAAGGATACTGTATGTGCTTTATCTGTAAAGTATACAACGTAGCTGTAAAGCCATACAAAATCTTGTCAGCTCAATACTCGACAGCTTGATCCTACAAGTTTACCTATAATGATGTGAATCAATGGTATGAACATAAAGTGTATACTAAAATGACATACTATAAGCTTCCATATTTTTACACTTATAAGTATCAATAAGCAATAAAAAAAAGACCTCCGAAGGGGAAGCCTTTTGATTTTAATTATACTAATCGGATACCGAATATTCCTTCTAAGATTAAAGTTCCAGAGAGATATGCAAAAAGTAGTACAACTGTAGCGATTAAAATGAATATAAACATTGTTTCTATTGAGATATTTAACAATGACAGCAAGTAAAGTATCCCAATCACTAATGCGATTAAAACAATACCGACAAGTAAAGCGTATAAGTGAATCATTTGTTTTCCTCCTAAGGTTTAATCTAAATAAATATGCCTACAATGTATTTTCCTAAAATGATTACCAATATTGTTGTACATATAGAAAATAAGAAAAGGTCGGGTCTTGCTACTATAAAAACCAAAGCTACCATGATAAACATCAAAGCAATAAATCCTACAATGAAATACAATAAATTTAATAAGACAAGTGTTACCATTTAAGTTTTTCCTCCTCTATCTGGATGTACTCCTTTATAAGCTCGTCCATCTGAGATTTATTGAAGCTATTGTGCTTACACTCTGAAGCAATTTTACTTCGAATATCTTTCCCGTTTAATTGTTTCCTTGCAAGATTTCTCGCTACTTTATGGATGGAACGAGCCATTTTAATTACCTCCTTATTTAACTCTTTTCCGTATCACTCTCTTCTCAATCTTCCCTAGCGGTGTAGGCACTTCTTTTTCGAACTCTACATAATGTCCCCACATTGGATAGCTTTCTCGATGCCACTTAAAAGTCTGGTCTAACTCTTTAGTCCACTTTCTAACTTCCCATATAGGAAGGTTGTACGTTTCTTTCCAAAATTTATGCTTTGTAAGTTTAAACATCTGACGGTTACGAGTGTGTCGCATTAGTAATTACCTCCTTGGATTTATATTTTATATTATCAATTCTGAGATACGTTAAATTCTTTACGTAATACGTCATCATAAGTGTTTAATAAATTTGTTGAAAGTGTAGGTTCTGTACTTGCAGGTTCTTGATAGTATTGCTCTTCAGTTTCATGGGAGAACTCAAGAATAAGTTTACCCATTTGGCTTAATATTCTTGATGATTCTTTGTAGCCGGATACTTTTAAGGTTTTAACTCGTGCATCTACAAGTTTTAATTCGTCTAAGCTTGCTGGATCATAAGTGAAAATTACAATATTTTTTTCTTTCATTTTAGTTTTCCTCCTCTATTTTCTTTATCACAGATGTAGCAATATACTTCATGTCCGAAATAAGAAGTGTAAGTTCCCTTATCTTTACAGATATCACAAGGGGTAACCAACTCTTTTGCTTCCTCTTCAGTCATAACTTGTTCGACAATACTCTCACGATAACCACAAGTGGAGACTGGTAAGTCATCCACCCATCTTTCACCTCCGAATAACTCTTCAGCTTTTCCACATCGGAATTGGATACCTCTACGGTGAGAATCTCTTGAGTCAACTGCATTCTTACATCCTCTACAGTTTGTCATATTGCTTCCTCCTCAGGTTTTAAATCTAAATAGTTCAATACTTCAAAGCTTTCAACTACATCCCCGGAAGTACCATAAGTATCACCGTCAAGGAAAATCATTGATCCTAGTTCAATTGCAGTTTTAAGCCTGCCTACTTCACGATCAACATCTAGATTAAACTTTGAGATAGTTCCTTCAATCTTAGAAGGAATATCAATAGCGTCTTTTCCTTGCATTAACCTATGATAAATTATTTCCTCTAATTTGTCACTTCTGTAGTACAATGCAACTTCCATAACATCCTTTTCAAATTTCATTTTAATTTTCCTCCTTTACAGCATTAACCACTATAGAAAATACGGCATACATAGAAATCAACATAGGAAACAACATAGAAGAAGTACTTTCTCCTTGGTTAGACATTAAGGTTATCACTCCTACCATTAAAACTAATAAGATCAATCCTGTTAAGATATTCATTGCTTTCATTTTGCTTCCTCCTCTTGAGCACTCCCATAGTACTTCATAATTTTACTTCCAAGGTTCTGACCCTTTTCAGATATATCTTTACTCCATCGGCTCTTGAAGTTTGTAGCAAGCACAGCCATCTTTTCAGAAAACTCACTGATGGAAATATTACCTTTTTCGACTTCCTTGATAAGTTTCTTTCTGTCTCTCATGTATTCCCTCTTAAGCATTGGTTACCTCCTCAAAGTTACTACTAAGCCATTCTCGAGTGATAAAATGAGATTCATCATGCTCGGAAGATGTCTTATAAGCGTAATACCCTGCAACGTGCATGTCGTACACTTTACCTTTCTCGAAGGCTACGTTTTTGTTTCCTCCGATGGTTTGTATGTAGATATCCTCTTTAGCTCGCCAAGGAAATGTTCCCTCCTTGGCTTTCCTCTTTTGGTGCTTAAGCTCACGTGTTTTACTCATCACCTTTTCCCTCCCTCAAAATGTGATTTCTTAAATTTTCTTCACACTCATACATGTACTCCATAGACTTTTTATAAGACGGGGTATCTTCCATGTATATGTGGGACATCCTAACAGCCTCTATATAGTTCAGTACTAACATTTGAGTTTTAGTTCTATTCATTGCCTAATCCCTCCTTAGTATAATATATCGATATCTACTGGTGTTATCTCGCTAGGTCTTACCCAAATATATCCTCCACCATCAAGAAGCACTCTTAGTGTTCCATCTGTAAAATCTATCTTATCGACAGTTCTTTCTTCACTGTTGTATATCACTTCCATCAGTTTCCCTCCTTAGTTTTTTTTATGATTTAAAGCCCTAGTTCTTGCATGAGTTCACCCATTTCGAAACCTCTTATGACTTTTCCAGATTCAAACTCAAAAGTTGGAGTTGACATACTGGATAATCTTGTTTGTAAATACTCCATAGGATTGTGATTGACTCCTGAGAAGTCTGTAAACATATCCTCAGTCTCGATGTTTATTTCCTCAATCTCTACAGGTACGGGAACGAATGAGAGTTGCTGTTTAGCAATCTTACAGTTGGGACATACAGTTTTAGTAAAAATTTTAATTTTAATTGGTTTCATTAAAGTTTCCTCTTTTCACTTTTTAGTTTTATATTTTAGTTCTTTTTTATCTTAACACTAAATAGATTAATAGTAAAGGGTTTGTACAAAGTTTTTATATCAATTTGGCAACAACTTTATAAACTGACCGTCAAAGGCTTGGATGTCACCTTTAGAGTTTTGGACCATATAAGCACCACCTGCCCATTTATTACTTGTTTGACATTCCTCGGCAGGTACATACGCTAATACGTCGACAATCTCACCAGAAAACCACTCATCAGTGTAACCGTCTCCGTCAGCATCTTCATAGTCAACTTTTAAGAATTCATACAACAATTCAGCTTTCACAGATATCTCCCCTTTTCGTAAGCTTTATAAAGCATATCGTCTATACAGTCAATAACCTCTTCAGCTACATCTGACTGAGTGTATAATGAAAAGTTGTAACTTGACAATGCATCCAACTTTCCAAGTATTCCAGCTATCAAGTAATCTTTTTGATCCTCTTCTAAGCAACTAATAAGAGATAATCTCTTTCTTTGCTCATCAGTTAACCCATTCATCATAAGTGATTCCCTCCCACATTAAAGCGGTACATATTAACCCTTTAGCAACATATTCGGAATATCCGGCTACTAAGAGACCTTTCAAGGTTACCTCTAATTGTTTACGAAAAACTAAATCGTCAAGTTGACGGTAGTTATTTATCACTGCTTTTAAGTGAAGCATTGTTTTGTCATCGTCAGGCTTCCACTCTTTGGTGTAAAACTCTAAAGGTGTTGTCATTTATTTTCTACCTCCCAGAATTTCAATACAGTCGACATCTTAATAGCAATATTATCATATAGACTCCACTCAGCTTTAATATTCTTTGTTGCAAAATCTCGGAAGTCTTTACTATCTACAATATTAGACACTTTAGTGATTGTACCATCTTCATGTAAAAACTCAACAGTTAATTTATTATTCATATCAGTTTTCCTCCTCAATTATCCACATAAGATTAGCGATACGGGCATCATTCCAGTTTGTTCTGATGAGTTGATCTTCTGAGTTTACAAAGTAGTAAGAAAAGACATCATCATTGTAGATCAAACCTTTCATTCCGTACCCCGGAGGGAAGAGTAAAGTATTTCCCTCCAAAACATAGTCAATAGCATCTCCACCTGTAATGTAATTCACCTTAGTTTTATACATATTAGTTTTATACATAGTAGCTTTCACCTGTCTCTCTATTTTCTGAAATCTTTACAAGCTTGTCCGCCTTATTAGCTGATTCTTCTGTAGTAAAACCTTCTTTGTATCGCTTCTCAAGCTTCTCTTTATTGTGATGGGCAATGTCCTCTAAGGTGAAACCAAACTCTTGAGCCATTGCCGACACGTAGAACAATACGTCGGATAGTTCATCCTTTACGTCCAAAGGATTGATACTATTAGCAGTCGGACACTCTGAGTACATAATCCCATTATAATCTTTCCATCCTCTTCCGTGATATACAGCTTTCTTGATAAGGTCGGCAACCTC